GCCTTGATTCCACATTGAGAAATAGTAAGGTGTGCCACCCGGAGTACGATTCAAAGGATAAATGATGTCCCCGACTTCGTAACCGATGTATTCTAAAATGTGGCTATCTGTTTTTATTGCAGCAATTTCTCTTAGACTCAGATTAGTTGGTGCAGAACCACCAGTAAAAGCAACACCATCATGTGTGATACTCATATCAGTGGAAATTTCTGCCATGGTGTAATCTTTTTTACCATTCACAGTATCAAACGATAAAGCCACTTCATAAAACGGCCAACGTTTCTCTGAGTAGACAATCAGATCATACCCTTCACGAATAAATTCGTTCATAGTAGCATCTGTAATATCTGTTGTATCAATGTCAACTACTGCCCTGCAATAGTCACGCAAACTGCTTAGTTGCAAAACAAACCCCTACTTGGTTTTAAATCTACTTACTTTTTTAGTAGGTGTTTTCACAGGAGCATTCTGAGGAATAGACGTATCTGCTACTCGATGAATTCTGCGTGATGGTCCAACAGCCTGAGGCCGTGGTGACGCATCCCGGAAATTTCTACCAGCCGAAGGTTCCCCTGCCGGTCTAGCGTTTTTCTTATACGCATGCTGTTCATACTTACCCATAATAAACTCCTGTAAAAACTACCCCTATACCGTCAAACTATGCAGGTGTAATACCGTACAAGTATGCTTGACGTGCGCGATTACTTGTTGTTAAGTTGCCGTAGCAAAGTATCTGAGAGTAAACCGCATCTGTATCGGTTGGGCGCACAAACGGGGTTGGTTTAAACCAAACGTCGCTGTGGGCCACTAACTGAAGGTACTTGGTGTTAAGCATATACATTTTGCCTTCACCTTCGAGAGTACCATCAAATGTTATAGGACATCCCTTGAAGAGAAGATTTTGGAATCCACCATCAGCCATGTCGGTGTCAGTGTACCTAATCTGTCCATCAAGAAGACCTTCGTACGCTTCGTACTGTTTTTGTCCTGTGATTATAATTGTTGGTTGGTCATTACCAACAGAAGCATCATTGTAGGATGTAGCCATCTTTGCAAGAGTTATTGCTCCACCCACGTTTTGAACTTGTGATCTCCACCACGAGTTGTCAGCGTCAGTGGCATCAATACCCGCAAGAGCGGCTGAACCATCATCATTACCAAGACCAACTAGAGCCGATAGCCCCATCCAGTCTTTACCACCATTGCCTGTGCTGTTACCGAAGAACATGGTGTTCATGTTTTCAATAATAGTTTCCTGAGTTTGGAAAATCTTTCCCTCAAGAAGGTCAATGATTTGTGCTTCACCATTATTCTTGGCTTCTTCAATACCGTTGATTGTTACGGTAGCAGCATACTGTCTCCAAGAATACTCAGCAGCGCTAATGCCTGTTTGAGCAGTTGTGGAAATAGTATCTGTACCAGCGTAAGAACCAGCAGTAGAGTTTTTGCCATAAATAATTGGAACGACGATATTCGCACCACCTGAAACACGCCTAATTGTCTGACCATTTGTCAAAGCGTAGAACAGTGGTCTAGCCGTGAAAATGTTATCAGTCAGTTTAGGGATATAGTTTTTCAGCGTGGTTGAAAGAATCTCGTCAAAGTTAGCGTTACCCGCTGCCATTTTTCTTTACCTCACTAATATCTATGGTTTATTTAGCAGCCAGTTCCCTTTTAGCATTCTCGAATGCCTCATGAACCGAAGACGGCTTATCGATAGTAGAGGTCGAAGAACCCGTCTGTTTAGAACCCGTAGGTTCTACAACTGATGCGTCCCTCTTTGCTTCTGTACGTTCCTGTTCTTTTTCCAATTTGTTTGCTTTATCAGCAACTTCGCCATAACGTAAATGTGTTAATGCGGCTTCTAAGTTTCCGATTTTATTTTTTAATGCATGCTGAAAAAGTTCAGATTCGTCAAAATCCCCGTACTTACCTTTTAAGTTGTCAACTTGCTGCGTTAATGCTTGTTTTTTATGCAAACGATCATAACCATCAATCCGCGCTTCAAGTTCTTTGATCTTCTTATCCGAGTTATCTGAAGTTTCCCAACTGTCATATTCCTGTTGGGCTTCTTCAGGTGTAACCCCGAAAGCCTCACCAAGAGCCTTGATTGTGCCATCTGGATCTGACTCCAAAGATTGCACTATCGCTTCTGCTTGCTGTAACCGTCTACGTTCGGAAGCCAATTCCTGCGTCTTACGGGTGTAATCCGACTGTCTTTGGTATCCGTCCCGAAGTTCTTCAAGACTGACCTCTTGGTCTACTCCATCCACCTTAACGGCGTACATTTCACCAGAAGGTTCCTCTGAAACCTCAACTGAAGACTCTGGATTGTCCGCTACTGCGGATTCCGCTGCATCCTCACTCATATTCATTTCTCCTTTGGAGTCCTAAGGGTTGCTCCTATTAATAAATAGCGGATTGTCCCGCTTTTTATGATAAATCAGGTAAACCAATGTCCATTTGTCCACGGAGTTGATCTACCAACTGAGGCGGTATTTGCCCCATACCTGCTTGCATTCCACCACCCATGCCACCCATCTGAGGAGCAGATCCGGGTACAGCGCCTTCGGCTTCTGGAACTCCGGGTGTCTGCTGCATCAAATACCTGTCAGGGTCTTTAATATCGAACGCATTTTGCAGCACATAACGTGCTATAGCCGCCGGATCAATAATCGTACCAATCATCGGAGCCATCGCATTCATCAAAGCAACTGCTTGTTGCTTACGCACAGTGTCATTTATTGGCTGTGTAGACCCAGCCTCAACACTAAAATCATATTCGCCTACAATATCATCCCTAGTGTAAGGAACAAACAAATCTGCACCAGCCCGTGCGCTGACACGCACAATCTGCTCACCAGTCATAAACTGTTGCATAACTTGAATAACACGACGTGCGCATTCGCTGATACCAAGTTCAACAATCGCCAACTTTTCAGAAACTCTCGCATTACCAGCATCAGCAATAATAGACGCTTCAGTAGCAGTACGCCTAATCTCAGGCATTTGACCACGAGCATACTCAGAAACACCAGAAACAGTATTAATATCCTGCTCAATAATCGCAGACATATTATAAACCTCAGGAGACAAAGGTGTCTGAGGCATCGGAATAACAACCTCACTTAAAGGCTTGTTTTCATCCACAACAGGAACCAGACGACCATCTTCATCCGACTCTAACGCTTCACGTCCTTCAGGACCAAACGAACGCTCATGATACAAATATTTTCTAGCGTAACGTTTACGTGCATTAACAAGTTGTGTACGAGTCATGTCTAATTCTAGTTGCAAAGACTCGATTGATTCCAAATCACCCATTGGATAAAAATAGTCAGGAACGTCATAATTTCGTAACATTACAAAAGGTTGACCATAAGCGTAAGGCATAGGCATAGGGTCAACAAGAAACTCGTCGCTTTCTAAAGTAAACACAGCCATAGTGTTTTCTTCAATATCATAAAATTCGTAGATCGCTACTCGATCAACCTCAGTTAAGTATTCTTCTTGAACAGTTCTATCAGTGTAAGAAAGAGTAGGTGAAACTCTAGAATCAGGAGTTAACCTTTTACGAACACTAGCCTTGTAACGTTTATCTTTTTTAGCCTCTTCAACAGGGCGAATAACTTTTTGACAAATCCACTGCGCATCATCTATGCATGTAGCCTCAGGGTCAATGTACATATCAAAAGGAGAAACCCTTTCAATAAATGGTTGATCTTCTACAACCTCCATTGAACTATCAGGAATACCAGCAGCGATCTGCTCATCAGTAGGCAACTCTGTTGCCAACGCAGGATCTTCTGTCGCTAAAATATTTGCTTCAGCAACAGCCTCATCAAACATAATGCCACGTTCTTCGTCACTAAGCATTCTTTCCTGCTCAACAAACTTCCAACCAACCTTCAACCATCCGTGACCAAAAATTAGAAAATCTCTAACAGACCTTTGGAAAGGTTTACGAAAATCGTGATGCCTCCACGCATAATTAGTTATCGCTTCAACAAACGCTGCCCTGTCCTGATCTTCAGGCTCATTAGGAGAAACAACTATTTTAGGGTAGTTAACAGAAACACTAGGTGCAATAACGTTAACAGTGCTAAAGGCAAGATTAACTGCAACTAAATCATTGTTATTGATCGTAGTGTTAGGCCAATGTTTACCACGGTACAAATCAACCATGCGTATCCACAGATTGTCATAACCCATGTCTTCCCGCCAACGAGCAGAATCTCTCAATTTTTGGGAAAGAATATTAAATTGTTCCGCACGGGATTTGCGCGCCATCAGACCTTCTCTATGTTTCTACCTTGTGCTTTTGCTTCAGCAATAAGTTTATTTTCACGCTCACGTAAAGTTAAATGCTGTTCTTCAACAGGTAAACGAGAACGTGCAACCGCTCCCGTAATAACCCGTAAACCCAATAACTTTTGTCTCCACTCCCATAACTCTTCAAGTTCCTTATCTGTTTTCGGTCCTTTATGAACCTCAACATATTCAGCAAACTCTTGAAAGGAAGCGTTTTGGGGTAAAACCGCCACTGAACTATGGGCGTTTTGTATGCGGAGTGTAAGTGTGACCAGCCAAATCTGGTTGCGGTTGCGAAGGCTCTACATTACCAGTAGGTCCATGCTGATTGAATGGTGTTTCACGAACAGCGTTCTCTCCATAGCCACCTGTTTGATTAGCATACATTGGGCTATCAAAACGCTGCGTAGGAGCATTAGGTATTGCAGCATCCCACAAAGGATTAGCAACAGCAGAACTGCCACGTTCCATCTTATTGTTCTGGCCTGTAGGGCCATCAACTGTTTCGGACGCACTGGTGTGCGAAACGAATCTTGCCATTTGAACCTCCTAGGTTCTCATAAGTCTCTATAAAATACGTCTAACGTGTCCCACGTACCGTATTTTGACCAATTCTCATCGGTCCTTCTTCTTTTTGATTAGGAATTAGCCTCCTAAACCAATCTATTGTCCAATAATCGTCCTGTTTCGTAGTAAATTCTGGCATAAACGCATACTGGCGCATCTCATTAGCCAACGCTAAAGCCATAACACGGTCATCATGCGGGCTACCAGACATGCTACCACGATCATTACGCACATAAGTTCTCAATTCAGCGATAGTAAACCTATCATGCAAAATAAGTTCCTCATTACGTAAAGCCATACCAAGATCATCAATCAACAAAGGTTTAGTAGTCCTAGTAGTTTTCCAACCAAACTCTTGAGAAACCTTAGAAGTCACTTGATTTAAACTTCTTTTACGAAAAAGATTAGGAGCGCCTAAATGACGCAACTGTGTGATAGTAGTCAAACCATGGTTGTTAGACTCAACACAAGTCAAAGCGTCGTTATACCATAAAGACAACAAATAAATATCATTAGCAAAATCGTCAGGTGGAATGTGACCATGCCACACAGCAACCTGTTCACCAGTACGCACCTCCAAAACTTGAGCGCAAGAATAGTCGCCATGAACTAAACCTTCCGCAGTGTCAACACCAATACAATAAGGAACATGTCCTTGAGGCTCACGCCAAACTGTAAGCATCTTTCCTAAACCTCGGAACTCTTTTATACGGCTCGTCTAAATAACCCATCTGCCCCTCCTCAATATGGTTATTCATTTCTTCTAAAGCATGCAGATCAAACACAGGGTTACCAGACTTAATAAAAGCCTCTTCAGGAGTAGTTGGATACTCTTGAGCCAACTGCCACGGCAACATAGATTCCTGCTTAGATTCATACCATGACTGATCCCTGTCTTCTGTAGCAGACCAAGGAAAAAACATTGGTTCAAACTTGTTAGTACCAGTTTCAGAACCAACCCACAATTCGTGAAAAAAGTTACCAGAACCATTAGCGGTAGACAAACCTATAATCCTACCGCCAACATCAGCGACAGGTTCTATAGAAGCCCACGCTTCTTCAGGGTTTGGAAGGAACGCCCATTCGTCAACCACAACCAGCGTAGCCGACTCACCTCGAGCAGGATCGGATGCTGAAGGCATCGATGTAACCAAACTACCATTGTCAAAGCCCATTTTTTGCTGATGTTCAACAAGAGATACAGGCCCCCTTTCTAACATCCAATCCGGTAAATGTTGAAAACCATACTTGGATTTTCTTAACAACAAAACCGATTCACGCTCCGTGCGTGACAAATCAATAATGTTCTGATCTGGATGAAAGAACGCTAACCAAAACTGGTGGGCGGCTACAAGAGTAGTCCAGCCTATTTGTCGTGCTTTAAGAGTCAGACTGTACCTTTGGTTAGTCCAATTATCTAACGCTTCTGATTGCGCATCACGCAACTTGAAAAGTATACGCCCATGCGCAGGATGCGCTATATGCCAGTAGTTTTCTAAAAAATGTTTCTCATCAGTGATACAACGTCGCCATTCGGCTTCTTTTTGTAATTCTGTTAAAGTTGGCATTATCCGGGATGGCTCATTAAGAACTCTTCATACTTTTCTGGTGAATCCAATATTATCGTAGTATACGAATAACTTCCGCCATCCTTTTTATCTTTACCTAAAGTAATAGTAATAGCACCTATTAAAGTACCTATAGCCACCAGTAAACCTGTTATGGCTGTTATCAATTTAACTGTCTTATTCAATCTGCCTCCACGAAGATGCACTCACCCGGGCATTCTTCAGCAGCCTCTATAACGGCTTCTACTAAATCGTCAGGCACTTGAACTGCTTGCGTCATATGATGCGTAGGTTCTTTAGGCGTTTCAGAACCCG